ATGATGAAAGCTTCTAAAGATAAAGAAGATATGAAAGAAGTGGCTGATAAAGAAGACGAGAAGAAAAAAGAAGTTTCTGAAGTAGCTGATAAAGAAAAAGAAGCTAAAAAAGAAATGATGACTGCTAAAGACAAAGTTAAAAACATGGACATGAAAGAAGATGTTGCTGCTTTAACTGAAGGCGAAGAATTAACATCGGAGTTTAAACAAAAAGCTGCGACTGTATTTGAAGCTGCTGTCAAAGCAAAACTCGTTGAAGAAATTGAAAATTTAGAAGGCGAGTATGAAACTAAAGTCAATGAAAAAGTTTCTGAAGTTAAAGAAGAAATCGTTGACAAAGTGGATGCTTATCTAAACTATGTTGTCGAGGAGTGGATGAAAGAAAACGAATTGGCAATAGAAAAAGGCTTAAGAAATGAGATTACTGAAGATTTTATCGGTGGTCTTAAATCTTTATTTGAGTCACATTACATCAATGTTCCACAAGAGAAGTATGATGTAATTGAATCTCAAGCTGCTGAAATAGAGAAGTTAAAAGAAGACTATAACAAATCTATGGAAAAAAACATTGAGTTAAATCAGAAAATTGCAGAATCAACAAGAGAAGAAATTATCAAAGATGTTTCATCTGACTTGGCTGCAACTGAAGTAGATAAACTTACAGGTTTAGCAGAAGGAATTGAATATAAAGACGCTGACAGTTTTAGAAAAAGTGTAGAAACATTAAAAAATTCTTACTACCCTAAAGCAAAAGCGAGTGATACTGAATCTAATGAAGTAGCAGAACAAAATGCTGGTTCACCAAGTGTAAACTTGTCTGAATCAATGGCTGCATACACTGCTGCAATTAGTAAATCAAAAAAGAATCCTTACATAAAGTAAGGGTTTTAGTTTAAACTAAAAGAAGGAGAGATAGAAAATGTTTTTATCTGAATCAATACAATCAAAGTGGCAGCCCGTTTTGGATCATCCTGATCTTCCAGAGATTAAGGAAAGTTACAAAAGAGCCGTTACTTCAATGGTATTAGAGAACCAAGAGAAAGCGTTAAAAGAAGACGCTGCTTTCTTATCAGAAGCTGCACCTACTAACGCAACTGGTTCATCTATACAAAATTGGAATCCTATTTTAATTAGTTTAGTTAGAAGAGCAATGCCTAACCTTATCGCTTACGATATTGCAGGCGTTCAACCTATGTCAGGTCCAACTGGTCTGATTTTCGCAATGAGAAGTAGATTTACATCTCAAAGTGGTGGTGAAGCTCTTTTTGACGAAGCTGATACAGACTTTTCTGCTAGAAACAAAGCAGGATCATCTGTAAGTGGGGCTTCCGCTGTAGCACAATCTGGTGAAAACCCAGCTGTACTTAACGACTCAATCGGCACATCTACTGGTTACACAACTGGTACTGCTATGACTACTGCTTACGCAGAAGCTCTAGGGGATGCTGCTGGTAATAGTTTTGCTGAAATGGCGTTCTCAATTGAGAAATCAACTGTAACGGCAGGAAGCAGAGCGTTAAAGGCTGAGTACACTATGGAATTAGCACAAGACCTTAAAGCAATTCACGGCTTAGACGCTGAAACTGAATTGTCAAACATCTTATCTGCTGAAATCTTAGCTGAGATCAATAGAGAAGTTGTAAGAACAGTTTACAGAACTGCTGAAGTAGGTGCTGCTGATAACGACAACTCACATGCTGCAATCAATACAACAACTGCTGGTATATTTGACCTTGACACAGACTCTAATGGTAGATGGTCTGTTGAGAGATTTAAAGGTCTTATGTTCCAACTAGAGAGAGATGCAAACACAATCGCTCAGAGAACCAGAAGAGGAAAAGGTAACATGATTATCTGTTCTTCAGATGTTGCCTCTGCATTACAAATGGCGGGTGTTTTGGATTACACTCCTGCATTAAACAACAATTTAAACATTGACGATACTGGTAATACTTTTGCTGGTGTATTAAATGGTAAGTACAAAGTTTACATTGACCCATATGCTGCTAACATGGCTTCAAATGCGTCACCTACTAAACAGTACTACGTTGTTGGTTACAAAGGAACTTCTCCATACGACGCTGGATTATTCTATTGTCCGTATGTACCTCTACAAATGGTTAGAGCAGTAGGTCAGGATAACTTCCAACCGAAAATCGGTTTCAAAACTAGATACGGTATGGTAGCTAATCCATTTGCTGGTGCTTCTGCGTCAGGAAACATTACTGCTGACGGTGTTGGTGCAATCAACGCTAACAGATACTACAGACGTGTTCAAGTTACGAACATCATGTAATATTTGTTGAGAAACAAATTAGAAAAGGGCGCTTCGGCGCCCTTTTTTTTAGCATAAATAAAAATAATGACAGAGCAGTGGGACAATTATCAAAAATATCCAGGTAATAGTGCTAAATGGCGAATTGAAAATCTAAATTTAAAAAGATTTACAGGTCAAAATAAGTCACTATTAGACCTAGGCGCCAATGATGGAGAGTTTGCTGTAGAATTATCAAAAGATTTTAAACATATAACAGCAGTAGAGCCTTTTGTAGAGGCACCTGAATTGTCTGACAATGTAAGTTGGGTTAAGAAAAGTTTTAAAGAATTTATAAAAGAATCAAATAATACTTATGATGTAGTATTTTCGTTTGCTGTAACAAAAAGAATTAGAAAAAATGATAAAATAAACGAACACCAGATTGTTAAAGATCATTATAATTTAATAAAACCTGATGGTATTATGGTTTATGAAACTCACTTATTAGATAATGTTACTGTGCTAATACATACCGTTATAATGTTAACGGCATTTAGACAACAATTTGGTAAAGAAATAGAAAGTGGTAATAGTAGAAATAAGAGAATGTATTACATATTTAAAAAATAACGTATAATAGCTTATATAAATAGCTGTATGACAGTTACAAATTCATTCACTAGACAACCAACTAAACTGGACTATGCAAGTCCAACGCAGTTTAAGTTTCAAATAATAAAACTACCTAAAGTAGAGTATTTTTGCACATCAGCAAATTTGCCTGGTATTAATCTAGGTACTGCTGAACAAATCACACCTTTAAAAGATATACCACTACCTGGTGATAGATTACAATATGATACATTGACTATTCAGTTTTTAGTAGATGAAAATTTAGAAAACTATAGAGAGATACATGGTTGGCTAACTGGTGTTGGTTTTCCTAAAAACTACGAGCAGTTTCAAGCACTACAAGGTGCAGGTACAGACAGATTTCCTTCAACTCAAAATGTAGGTACTAGTAAAGAATTAGGTGAAATAAAAAAGGCTACACAAGACGATGGTGGTTTGTATTCAGACGCTACTTTAATAATATTGACAAGTAAGAATAATGCAAATTTAGAAGTTAGATTTAGAAATATATATCCTACTTCACTATCAGGTTTAGACTACAATCAACAGGCTACAGATGTAGATTACCTAACAGCAACTGTATCCTTTGAATATGCTATTTACGAATTTGCAACTGTTGGTAATAAAGTTACTACAGAAACTACTACTTAATATTTACATAAATATTTTAAATTAATATAATGGAGTTATTATGACCTTTGATGAATTACAACAATTGGCTGAAAAAGACCTCAAAATAAATGATACTGAATTAGATTTAGAATCATTAAAAACACCTCAATTACATAACAAGTATATGAAGTTTCATAATCAATATACTAATCTATTAAAGAAAGCAGAGCAAGATAGAGATAGATTATTGAGAGAGAAATGGGAATACTATACAGGTAAGGCAGATCCTAGTGTCTATCAAGTTAAACCTTTTAATATAAAGTTACTTAAACCAGACGTGGATAAGTACATAAAGGCAGATGAAGATATGATTAAACTAGAGCAAAAAGTTACCTATGTACAAAGTGTAGTTGATTACCTAGATAGAACAGTTAAGATTATTTCTAATCGTGGCTTTCAAATAAAGAACGCTATAGACTGGCGTAAATTTACTTCTGGCGTTATCTAAAATGCAAAACATTATCGTTGATAAACTCAATGACGTATATATTCGGATTGACGCTGACGCCTCTATTCGTAGAGAGCTATCAGATTACTTCTCGTTTGAAGTGCCTGGATATAAATTTACACCACAGTTTCGTAATAGAGTTTGGGATGGTAAAATAAGACTTTACTCATACGCTACAGGTCAAATGTACGTAGGATTGTATCCGTATCTAAAAGACTGGTGTAATAAGAAATCTGTACATATAGTCGAATCTAGTGATATTTTAACACATAGCAACGTCACAGCCGCCGATATAGACGGTATGATTGAAGAATACGATCTATCTATCAGACCGAGAGATTATCAGATTGAGGCATACAAATTTGCCATAGAACACGAAAGAGGTATGGTCGTATCACCTACTGCCTCTGGTAAATCACTTATTATCTATATGTTATGCCGACACTATCTAAATATGATAAACAACAATATTCTTATAATAGTACCAACAACATCACTAGTAGAACAATTATACAAAGATTTTAAAGACTATGGTTATGACGTAGAAACAAACGTCAGCAGAAAGTATCATGGTTATGATATAGATGAAGATAAACGAATCGTTATCTCAACATGGCAATCATTATATAAAATGCCAAAGAAGTTTTTTGAAGACTATGGTGCAGTTATAGGTGATGAGGCACACTTATTTAAGGCAGTATCATTGACTAAAATTATGACAAAACTAACAGATTGTAAGTATAGAGTAGGCCTTACAGGTACGTTAGATGATAGTAAAACACACAAGTTAGTATTACAAGGTCTGTTTGGCACAGTTAATAGAGTAGTTTCTACAAAACAACTTATAGATAAAAAACAACTTGCACAATTAAAGGTCATGTGTTTAAATCTAAAATATCCTGAGTCAGAGGCAAAGAAAATATATGGTGTAAAATACTTTGAAGAATTAGAATATTTAACTCAAAATACTGCTCGTAATAAATACATACGAAATCTTGCTCTTGCGTTAAAAGGCAACACACTTTTATTATTTCAATTAGTTGAAAAGCACGGAGAGATTTTACATAAACTAATACAAGAAAAAGCAGACCCAGGACGAAAAGTGTTTTTCGTTTATGGGGGAACTGAAACAGATGATAGAGAAAAAATTAGAGCAATCACCGAGAAGTCGGACAACGCAATTATTGTCGCTTCTTTCGGGACGTTCAGCACTGGTATCAATATTCGTAATTTACACAACATTGTTTTTAGTAGCCCTACTAAAAGCCCTATAAGAGTATTACAAAGTATTGGTCGTGGGCTTCGTGTCGGCGATAAAAAAGACAGCGCTACAGTTTATGATATTTCAGACGACCTCACATACAAAAATAAAAAAAACTTTACATTAACACACTTTCAGGAAAGAGTCGGTATCTATAATAGAGAAGGCTTTAACTATGAAATACACACGGTAGATTTAAAATGATTTCAGACGAAGACTTTAGGTTTTTATTACAAGAAAGTAATGGCTGTAAAAAGGCACTAGAGATAGGCACAGGTACAGGTAAATCATCGGCTGCTTTAAAATTAAATTGTGAGGTGTACTCCATTGACAAGGATGATATATTTGAGTATAATATAGATATAAACAGATTTAATTGTGAAAGCAAAGAATACTGGTTAAATTATATGCATTATGACTTTGACTTTGTTTTTATTGATGGCTCTATAGAAAAGATTGATTGTGAAGAAATACTAAAAAGAACAAAGAACTCTTTTAAAATAGTATTCCATGATTATATGCCTAAAGAAGATAAAGACCCTGGTAAAAACAAAGGTTGGTATAATATGAAAGTATTTAAAGAATCTGCGTTATTAAACTATGATATGAAAGAAACACAAGGCGGCTCTCATTGTGGCATGTTAGTGCTTAATAAAGATAAATAGCTATATGATAAACAGAATTGATACAAAGTCAGTTAAGATTATCAGATTGGTTTCTGGAGAGGAAATCTGTTGTAAGTTTCCTTTACATAAAAACCAGCTACCTGAAAACTCAAAGCTTTTACGATTACAAGAACCTATGTTAATTAAGTATGTGCCTCGTATTACTGAACAAGGCATATCTGATTATATAGCACTTGTTCGTTGGGTAGGTTTTACAGATGAAAAAATAGTCACAATACCTGTAGATAAGATTGTCACTATTTGCAATGCTACTCCTGCATTTACTAAAAGATATGACGGTCTGACACAGACACTAAAGAACACAAAACAACCTTTACCAGGATTTATTGAAAGAAATATGACGGATGATGAGTTAGACCAGTTTGCCGATTCCGATCCTTATGAAAGAGATATAGATAAAAGAGATATTAAAGAAGTTGCTGATTTACTTAAAATGCCATCTAAAAAGATTCACTAGTGAGGTAGCTAGGTATCCTCGGTAACAACCCACATGGGTATTATAACAAAGAATTAGATTATGTCAAGCACCAATGAAAATTAGATTTTACCAAAGATTAGACGGAATGAGATGGTTAGGGTTCGTACTCGCCATGATAGGTGCTTACATACTTTCTAATGCAAATCCTGACACTCAATGGGTCGGATGGGCAATTGCAACAATGTCATGTAGTATATGGATATATATGGGCATAAAAGACAAAGATATACCTAGAGCATTGATGGAACTTATGTATATGTTACTTGCATTAAGAGCCATCTATAACTGGTTAATTTGACCTAGGTCCTTGACAATAACAAAGAATGTGATATAATATAATTATGACTAAAACAAGAAAAAAATCAGAACATTATGTAGATAATAAAGTTTTTCTACAGGCGATGATTGAGTATAAAGATAAATGCGAAAAAGCAGAAAAGAGAAAACGAAAGAAACCACCAGTTACAAATTACATTGGTGAATGTTTTTTAAAGATTGCGAATCATTTATCTTATAGACCAAATTTTATAAACTATACATTTAGAGATGATATGATTTCTGATGGTATAGAAAACTGCTTACAATACTTGGATAACTTTAATCCTGCAAAGTC